AATAATGCCTTTTAGTAAATACTCACCAAAACAAAAAAAGCTAGCCGCGGTAGCTAAACCACGAAAAAAAATTACTGCTGCTGACTTTAAAAAACTAAAATCTAAAAAGAAAAAGTAATGAAAGTAAAAGCACCTAAAGGCTATCATTTTATGAAAGATGGCAAGACCTATAAGCTTATGAAACATACTGGTAAGTTTGTAAAACACAAAGGTGCTTCACTTACAGCAGAACTTCCTGTAATTAAAAAACATAAATGAAGCCACAATCTGCCAAAGCTAAAGGCAGAGCTTTACAACAATGGGTTGTAGATAAGCTCGTTGAATTACTTGGCTTCGATCCTGAAGATTTAGAATCAAGACCCATGGGTTCTAATGGTGAAGATATTATTATGGGTGTTCAATCAAGAAAAAAATTTCCTTACTCAGTAGAGTGCAAAAACCAAGAATCAGTTAATGTATGGAAAGCATACGAACAATCGCAAGAAAACTGCAAAACTTACGAACCTTTGGTTATAATAAAGAGAAATAGAACAAAGCCTCTCGCGCTAGTCGATGCTGAATACTTTATAAGGCTACACAATGATAGACAAACTAATACAACCAGTAACGAAGATTCTTGATAAGTTCATACCAGACGCAGATACAAAACAACAGATTGCGCATGAACTTGCAACCATGTCCCAGAAACATATTCACGAGATAGCTAAAGCACAAATAGAAGTTAATAAAGAAGAAGCTAAAGGTAATTGGTTTCAATCATCATGGCGACCAGCAACAGCTTGGATTTGTGTTTGTGGTTTTGCGGTAAACTTTTTAATCAGTCCACTTGCATCTCCTTTTGGCATTGATATACCACAAGCAGATACATCAACCATGTTGCCTGTATTAATGGGTATGCTTGGTCTTGGAGGTATGAGATCTTTTGAAAGAATAAAAGGCGTAGGTAAATAATGAGCCGAATAGCCAAGGTTGATGATAAATCAACCTTAAGTATATCTCTTAGCTATCTTTTACAAATCATAGGCGTTATATCTGTAGCTGTATGGGGTTATGCACATACAACTGAAAGAATATCCTTTAATCTAAGAGAGACACAAAACCTTAGAGCTAATCAAAATAAATATTTATTTCCTGATATAAGAAGATTAGAAGAACAGGTGGTAAAATTAGAAAAAGAAGTTATTATTTTAAAAACAGAACTAGAAGCATATAAGAAACAAAATGCAAACAAAAAATAAAAATTGGGAAAATTTTAGTTTAGAAGAGTTCGCTTGCAAACATTGTGGTGAAAATAAGATTGAACACGAACTAATAGATAAGCTACAATTACTAAGAAGCGATGTAGGCTTTCCATTTAAAATAACAAGTGGATATAGATGTGCAGATCATCCGATAGAAAAAGTCAAATCTGAACCAGGCACGCACGCATTAGGATTGGCTGCTGACATATTACTCAGAGGCGAGCAAGCATTAGAAGTAATATCAAAAGCAACTGATTATGGATTTACAGGCATAGGAATTAACCAAAAAGGCAATGCAAGATTTATACACTTGGACATATCAAAAGACGCACAAGGTAGACCACGCCCTCATGTGTGGAGCTACTAAATGGAAATAACCTCTATCTTATTGTGGAATATTATAATGACCTTGGTATTTGGTCCTATCATTTATAGTATTCGTTCTAACGCGACAGAAATCAAAAGAGTTGATATACTACTCAATAAGACCAGAGAAGAGGTTGCTATGCGATTTGTTACCAAAGAAGAATTGATAATGAATATGGATAGAGTTATAGAGCGTATAGATAAGCTAGACGCCAAAATAGATAAATTAATAACACAATAATATGGCAATAGATAGAGAAAGAATGTTAGATATAGTAGGCCTAGAACAAAGATTAGGTGGCTTATCTGGATTAGGTGGCTTTAATTTTTTAGGTATACCTTCAGGCGGAGGTGGTGGTTTTGTAACGCAAGAACCACAACTGGGTCCAGATGAATTTGGTAGTTATTCAATACCAGTGTCTGACCCAACATATCGTTCTGGTTTTGACTATGCACGTTCTATAGCTGGCGGTATGCCAATGTCTCAAGTTATTGCACCAGGCGTAAGCTACTCTCCAGAACAACCAATGGGTTATACACAAGAACAATTAAATACAGCTGTTGGTACAACGCCTGTAGAGCCACCACAAGGAACACCAAGTCCTTATGGAGTGTTTGCTGATGATCCAAGATATTTTGGTACAGGTATTGGTGGCGTAACAATATTTGATGATAAAGATCCAAAAGCAATAGAACATAGAGATATTATTACAGGTAAAATTATAGGTAAGCCACTTTTACCTCCAAGGCGTGATGATTTTATGTCAATCGGTGGACCTGGAGGTGGATTACCAGATTCAAGAGTAGATGAAGGCGTAGCCTACTTAGGAGGTAGCCCAACTTTTAACGAGCGCTACCTCCAAGAATCAGTAGAAGCTGGTAATGCACTGCAAGATTTTATAAATAAATATCAAGGCACTAATCAACAAGGTATGCGTTTTGATCCTATAACAAGAAAAATGGTGCCTGTTGAAGGTCCTGATATGACAGGTAAAATTATAGGGAATAATGCAATACCACCAATACCACCAAAAATAAACGACCAAATTTTTATTGATGATAGACCAATTATTGATGAAAGAATGATAGACCGTGGTTATGGACCAGGTATTATGCCACCACTACCGCCAATGGATATTGATAAATTAATACCGCCAACTGACTTACCTCCAATAAATATAACTGACTTACCTCCAATAAATATAATGGATTTACCTCCAGTAGATTTACCACCAATAAATATACCTCCAAGGATTCCACTAGACTTACCTATTGTAAGACCTCCAACAATAATGGATAAACCAAGAACAATAGATAGACAAACAATAATGGATGAATTAACAGGTGGTAGATTTTCTATAAATCAAAAACGACCAATGGGATTATTTTAATGTCGGTATCACACGAAGAAGTAGTTAAAGCTGCACAAGCAGAACAAATATTAACCTCAGAAGTTTTTAAAGAAGCAGTAGAAAATCTTAAAAACGAATACATTACTCATTGGTTAAACTCAAGAGAAATTGATGATGTTAATGCTAGAGAAGATATCCACAGGTCATTATTACTATTACCAGAGGTTGAAAGACATCTGCGTATCATTGCTGAAAAAGGTAAACTTACCAAGTCCAATATAAACAAAATTAGAAATATTGGTTAAACCTTCCCTTTTTACACATTATTAAGCTAAAATACTCTTAAATACATAAGGAGTATTTATTATGGCAATAACGGATAAACCGACTGCTTTACAAACTGATAAGGAAGTTACTACTTCGATGTTTGAAAGTTTCTTAACCCCTGAAGAGGATAAGGTTGAAGATGCAGTCACAGAAACAGAAGAAGTAACACAAGAAGAAGTTATCGAAGATGATTCTGAATTTGTTGATGAAGAAATTGATCAAGAAATTGCAGATGAATTAGAAGATGATTATGAAGAAGAACTGGATGAAGAACAAACAGATGTTGAAGAGGAAGCTCCGCAACTTCAAACATTTACTGTAAAAGTAGATGGCCAAGAGGTAGAAGTCACGCAAGAGGAACTCGTCAATGGATATTCTCGTCAGCAAGATTATACGCGTAAAACACAAGAACTCTCTCAACAGCGTAAGACTATTGAGCAGCAGCAAGCAGAGTTGACGCAAAGAGATGCGATTTATTCGCAGTTGTTACCGAAGATGGAAGCCCAATTAAAGGGCGAACTGGCTAACGAACCAGACTGGAACACTTTGTACGAAGATGATCCTGTTGGGTATGTTCGCGAAAAACAGCTTTGGGATGAAAAGAAAGATAAGCTTACCGCTGTAAGTGCTGAACAACAAAGGCTTCAACAAGAAGCTTTAGCTAAACAGCAAATACAACTTCAACAGTTTGTTGAATATGGTAATCAAAAACTTCTTGAAATAATCCCAGAATGGCAAAACCAAGAGGTTGCCGCCAAAGAAAAAGCTGCTATAAGTGAATATGCTGTAAATTTTTTGGAGTACACTCCAGAAGAAATACAACAGGTTTATGATTATCGTGCTTTGCTTGGTTTAAGAAATGCTTGGTTAAACTCTAAAACAGTTGAAGCCACAAAGAAAAAACCAACACAAAAAGCACCAGCAAGAGTGGCCAGACCTGGAACTACTAACCGACCTAAATCGGCAGCACCAGCGAAGAAAGCAAAACAAACATTAGCAAAAACTGGAAGAGTCCAGGATGCTGCTAAAGTTTTTGAACAATTTTTAAAATAATTTTATTTATACAGGAGTATAAGAATGGCTAAGGTAACTAATGCTTTTGACACATATTCGGCAACAGCTGACAGAGAAGATCTAAGTAATATCATTTACAACATCTCTCCAATGCAAACACCATTTATGTCATCAATTGGTAAAAAAAATATTAATAACGTAGTGTTTGATTGGCAAACAGAATCATTGCCTACACCTAGTGCTGCTGGTCAGTTAGAAGGTTTTGAACTATCAAGATCTGCTGCTACAGCAACAGTTAGAGCAAGTAATGTTGCAATGATTTCATCAAGAGATGCAACTGTAACTGGTTCTCAAGACGCTTCAGACCCAGCTGGTAAGAGATCAGAAATGGCTCACCAACTAGCTATCATGTCTAAAGCTTTAAAAAGAGATATGGAAGAAGCTCTTTGTCAAAAAGGCGCTAAAACAACTGGTAATGCTACAACAGCTAGGGTAACTGGCGGTTTTGAATCTTGGATGAAGTCTAATGTAAGCAACGCAGCAGGTTCTACACCTACTGGTGGTGGTACAGCTCCAACAGACGGAACTCAAAGAGCTTTAACTGAAACTTTGCTTAAAGCAGTATTACAAGATTGTTTTTCAAACGGCGGAGAGCCTTCAATGGCAATCTGTGGTCCTGTAAACAAGCAAAAAATATCTGGTTTCACAGGTAGAACTCAAGCTAGACAGTTTGTTGATGCAAACACAGTTGAAGCTTCAGTGTCTGTTTACTCATCTGATTTTGGTGAACTAAAAATCGTTCCATCAAACAGATCAAGAGAAAGATCATTACTATTGGTAGATCCAGAGTTTGCTAAAGTATCTTACTTAAGAGACTTTAAAACTGTTGATATTGCTACAATAGGCGATGCTGAAACAAAAATGATTGTATGTGAGTATGGGTTAGAAGTATCTAACGAAGCTGCACACGGAATCGTTGCTGATTTAACAACTACATAAGTTTTATTAATTAGCTTAAAGGGATGTTTCGGCATCCCTTTTTTTTGTGCTAAAATCTGTCTATGGCAAAGACTACATTAATAGATCATAAGAAAGGTTTTAAATCTGTGTTCGCAACAGAAGATGATAAGGTTGTTTATCACACAAAGCAGGATATACAGCCAACTTTAGATTATGTAAAAAATCTATCTGAATATACACCTGGTAAAGATTTACGCCATGTGGCAGAAATACCTATGGTAGTATATCAAAGAGCAGTCCGAGAAGGATGGGCGCAAGATTCTGCGCAGTGGAAGAAATGGCTAAACCATTCAGATAACAAACCATTTAGAACATGGAAAGGTAAAGTATGACATACGATGAATTAAAAACTAATATTGCAAATTTCTTAAACAGGTCAGATTTAACAGACCAGTTAGACTTTTTTATAGATGCAACAGAATCAGAATTTAATAGAAGATTAAGAAACAAAGACATGGTAAAGCGTGCAACTGCTACAGCAGACGCTCAATACATGAGCTTGCCAACTGATTGGCTAGAAGCTATTAATGTAGAAATAACATCAAACGACTTCAGGCCATTGTTTCAACAGTCTTTAGAATCACTAGATGTATACAGAAAAGCCAATAATAATATTACTGGTCAACCAATTTATTATGCAATTGTAGATAACTCATTAGAATTAGCACCTACCCCTGACGCAAGTTATACGCTACAATTAACATACTATGGCACTATAGATGCTTTAAGCAGTTCTAATACAACGAACTTTATATCCACAGGATATCCAGATGCTTATTTATATGGTGCTTTAAAACATGCTTCTATCTATCTAATGGAAGATGAAAGAGTGCCGTTATTTACAGCACAATTTGAAAAAGCATTAGAAGAGATGAGAATGGAACAAGAGAAGGCAGAATTTGGCAAAGGATCTCTAATGCAAAGAAGAAGAACTTATGGCAAGTCTGGTAAAAACATTTATTATTGGAATAATAATTAGGAGACAATATGGCTGGATTTAGTGATTACTTAGAAGATAAAGTATTAGAGCATGTGTTTGGTGGCAATTCTTATACAGCACCAGGAACACATTATGTTGCTTTATATACTGTAGCACCCACAGACACAGGTGGCGGTACTGAAGTATCAGGCGGAGGTTATGTAAGAAAAGCAGGATCATTTACTGTTTCTGGTACAAACCCAACCACAGCAACTAACTCAGCTGCGGTTGAATATCCAACAGCTACAGCAGACTATGGTACAGTCGTTGCAGTAGGTATATTTGATGCCTCATCAAGTGGTAATCTAATGGCTTATGCAAACTTAACAGCTTCTAAAACTGTAAGTTCAGGCGATGTATTTAGATTTGACGCTGGCGATTTAGATATAACATTAGCTTAATACCATGGCCTCAGTAGGCTATGGCTTATACACATACGGAAAGTCCAATTACGGAACTCCTGTATATCATTTTGGCGCAGCCACTATCGCTGCAACTTCCAATGTAATAGCAGTCGGAACTGTTGAAGTTCCAGTATTAGGTTCTGCAACCATAGCAGCAGTTTCTTCTGCAACAGCAACAGGTAGACAAATAGATCGCGGACAAGCGGTTATTAGTGCAGTATCTAGTGTTACAGCATCTGGTACACAGATTGATAGAGGTGCTGCAACCATAGCAGGAACATCTGGATTTACAGCTGTTGGTATACAAATAGACTTAGGATCTGCAACTATAACTGCAACTTCTAATGTAATAGCCACAGGTACACAAATAGACCGTGGCGTAGTTATAGGTCCAGCCATATCAGGTATGACAGCTACAGGTAGATTTACTGTAGTTGGTGAAGGAACATTTACAGAAACAAGCGGATTTGATGCACTAGGTGGCATTGTAATGAGAGGCGCATCTGTAATTGCACAAACAAGTGGATTTAATGCAGTTGGTGGTCTAAAATGGAATGATATAATTGTTCCTGGTGAGACTTGGACCGATCAGATAGTAGCAGATGAAACTTGGACTGACCAAGCAAACCCAGATACATCATGGACAACATTAGGCGAACAAGACGCAGCTTAAAGGATAAAATTTTATGGCAGATACATTTACAACGAATTTAAACTTAACAAAACCAGAAGTAGGAGCATCCACAGATACTTGGGGTACAAAGATAAATACCGACCTCGATACTGTTGACGGATTATTTAGTGCTACTGGTACTTCAGTAGCTATGAACCTAGACGGAGCAGTAATAGATAGCTCTGTCATTGGTGGTACTACAGCAGCCGCAGGATCATTCACAACTTTATCAGCAAGTACATCTATCACAGGTACACTAGCTACAGCAGCTCAAACCAACATAACTAGCGTAGGAACTCTTACAGGTTTAACTGTCAATGGTAACCTCTCAGTAGATGGTGGAACAATTAAATTTGATGGTAATTATCCAACTGGTACAAATAATGTAGCTTTAGGTAATACAGCTTTAGATGATGGTTCATTAAGTGGTGATAATAATACTGCTATTGGAAGTGCTGCACTATCAGCAAACACCACCGCAGATAACAATACAGCAGTTGGTAATGCTGCTTTACTATCAAACACTACAGGCACTCAAAATGTAGCTGTAGGTGCTATATCACTAGATGCTAATACAACTGGTAATTATAATTCAGCTTTTGGTTATGCTGCTTTAAGTAATAGTACAACTGGCAGTAACAATACAGCATTGGGTAGAAATGCTTTAGGAGATAACACTACAGCAAGTAATAATACAGCAGTTGGTTATGCATCATTACAAGCAAACACTACAGGT